ACTTTAGACAGTCAAGGCATGGTATCACAGGCTTCTCGTGATTCTACTGGTGCTGGTATGTCGATGGCTGTTTCTGGAATTATCAAGAAATACAAACGCACACTTACCAACTTCCAAGAAGATTTCATGGTTCCGTTGATTAAGAAAGTTGCTTTCCGTTATATGCAGTTTGACCCTGAGCGTTATCCTTCTGTAGACATGAAGTTCATCCCTACTGCTACTTTGGGTATTATGGCTCGTGAATACGAACAACAACAGCTTATTGGCTTGTTACAGACACTAGGACCTAATACTCCTGTGTTGCCGATTATCCTTAAAGGCATTATCGCTAACTCTAGTTTGTCGAATCGTGCTGAAATGGAAGCTGCTTTGACACAAATGAGTCAGCCGAATCCTGAACAAGCTCAGATGCAACAGCAAGCAGCACAGATGGACATGGAGCAGAAACAAGCTACTACCCAGTCGCTACAAGCTAGAGCACAAAGAGACCAAGCAGAAGCACAAAAGACTGTAGTTGAGACTCAATTACTGCCTGAAGAGCTTAAAGCGAAGGTTATTAGTTCTTTGTCTACCAATATTGAAGGTGATAACGCACAACAACAGTTTGAACAACGTGCCAAAATCGCTGATTTGATGCTTAAAGAGAAAGATATTGAGAACAAAGGCAAGATTGTTGAGCTACAGATGCAGAAAAACAGTCAAAAGTAAAGAAATATCTTGACAAAATACTATATTTCGTATATAATGACACTATAAGTTAGTAAACACTAACATTCTCCAAAAGGATAAAGAATGGACAACAAGCTGCAAGCCTATTATGAGGCTAGATTTTCCATGATGGCTACAGATGGCTGGAAAGACCTCATCGAAGATGCTCAAAACTTCTTTGATGGTCTAAACAGAGTCGCAGCAATACAGAATGAGAATGATTTGTTTATGAAGAAGGGTCAATTAGACGTTCTTCAGTGGCTTTTAAGCCTTAAAGATAGTTCATCAGAGACCTATGAGTCCCTTTTATCGGGAGATATTTCGGATGGCTCTTAGGGTATTCGATTTCCTCTGTGAAGAGGGACACTTACACGAACACTTCGTTAATTATGAGGTGACAGAAGTAGCGTGTAAGGATTGTAGTAAACCTGCTTTAAGACAAGTTTCAACTCCTACTATTTATTTGGAACCGTTCTCAGGATTACATCCTAGTGCATCAGATAGATGGGCGAGAAATAGAGTTGAGAAACAGAAACTAGAGCAGAAACAAAACTCCTGAGATACCTCGTAAGAGCCTCAGATTATTAATCCTAAAATCACTTGATTCGGTGACAGGAGACTTTAAAAATGGCAGCACAATTAATTGACGAAAACGAACTGTTAGATAACCAAAACCAAACAGCAGACGATATTACCGATGAGACTTCTAATGTAACAGAAGTAACCTCAGAAGTTAAGACTGAACCAGTAGAAGAATTACCAGAGAAGTATAAAGGTAAATCAGCTATGGATATTGCAAAGATGCACCAAGAAGCTGAAAAGCTAATAGGTCGTCAAGCAAACGAAGTTCACGAAGTACGCTCTTTGGCAGACCAGTTACTTAAACAACAACTCAGTAATAATCAATCAAAGGCTACCCCGATTGAAGAATCGCTTGAAGAAGACTTTTTTGCAGACCCAGCAAGAGCAGTCAACAGACAAGTAGAGAAGCATCCTGCAGTCCTTGAAGCACAACGATTTGCGGCAGAAATGCGACAAGCTCAAACAGCTCAAAAGCTGGCAGAGCGTCATCCCGGATACAGAGAACTTGCCACAAGCGAACCCTTTGTAGAATGGATTAAAGCGTCCCCTGTTCGTATTGATTTGTATACTAAAGCAGAAACTGAGTTGGATTATAACTCTGCTGATGAACTACTTAGCACTTACAAAGAGTTAAGACAAGTCCGTCAAGCAGCACAAACCCAACAATTAGATAATGCAGAAGTAAAAGCTCAAGCACAAGCAATGAAGGCAGCTACAGTCGATGTTGGTGGTTCTGGTGAAACCAGTAGAAAAGTATATCGTCGAGCAGACCTTATTAAACTCAGAATGACAGACCCTGACCGTTATATGGCATTACAAGATGAAATTATGTCAGCATACGCTCAAGGTCGTGTTAAGTAATTTTAGAATTATTAATTTAAAGGAAATTTATCATGGCATTAGGTACTAATCAAGTAACAACTACAACAGCAGCAACATTCATTCCAGAAATTTGGAGTGACGAGATTGCCGCTGCCTACAAAAAATCATTGGTAGCAGCTAACCTTATCAAGAAGATGTCTTTCAAAGGTAAGAAAGGCGATACCGTTCATATCCCTGTTCCAACTCGTGGCTCTGCTGCTGTTAAATCTGCAAACACACAAGTAACTTTGATTGCTGCAACTGAATCAGAAGTAACTGTTTCTATCAACAACCATTATGAGTACAGCCGTTTGATTGAGGATATTGTCGAAGCTCAAGCATTGTCTTCACTCCGTCAGTTCTACACAGACGACGCTGGTTACGCTTTGGGTAAACAAGTAGACACATCTATCATCCAATTAGGTCGTATCGCTCAAGGTGGCGCTAATACTGCTGCTTACACTGCTGGCTTTATCGGTGGTGACGGTTCTACAGCCTATGTTGCTGCTTCAAACAACGCTTCTGCGCTGACTGATGCTGGTATCCGTCGTGCTATCCAGCGTTTGGATGACAGCGATGTACCAATGGATGGTCGTTATTTCATCATCCCTCCTTCAAGCCGTAACACATTGATGGGCTTGGCTCGTTACACTGAACAAGCGTTTGTTGGTGAAGCTGGTTCTTCTAACACCATCCGCAACGGTGAAATCGGTAACTTGTACGGTATGCCTGTATTTGTATCTAGCAATGCTGATACAACTTCTGGTTCTACTGCTGCTCGTGCTTGCTTGATGGGTCACAAAGATGGTTTGGTACTCGTAGAGCAAATGGGTGTTCGTTCACAGACTCAATACAAACAAGAGTACCTTGGTACATTGTTCACAGCCGACACTCTTTATGGTGTTGCTGAGTTGCGTGATTACAGCACTGTTGCTTTGATTGTTCCAGCTTAAATAAGTAGTTGATTAACTCTGCCCCGGTAGAAACTGCTGGGGCAGTTTACTTTAGTACTTTATAATCTACTAAAAGTAGAGAATAGAGCTTTAAAATAAACTGTGGAGATACAAATGGTTAAGTTTAAATGTAAAGTTTCTGGTAACATTGTTTCCTTTGAACATGAAGTGGATATTGTAACTACTCGTGACAATCCTGCTTACGAAGAAGTTAAAGAAGAAACAAAGCCTGTAGTAGAAATTAAAGAAAAGAAAACTGTAACTAAACCTAAAGAGGCTTAATTATGGGTATCTATCGGGGTGCAGGAGGTACAGGTGATGCTGTTGCAGACTCTTCTAGTGAAGCTCTCTTAGTTCGTCAATTAGCTGTTTCAACACAAGCTAGTGCAGACGCTGCTACTGCTTCCGCTGCTGCTGCTGCAGGTTCAGCAAGTGCTGCTTCTACATCTGCAAGCAACGCATCTACTTCAGCAGGAACAGCAGCTACTCAAGCTGGTAACGCTTCTACTTCAGCCTCGGCTGCAAGTGGTTCAGCATCTACAGCATCTACTCAAGCAACTAACGCTTCTTCTTCTGCATCATCGGCAAGCACATCGGCAGGAACAGCTACTACTCAAGCTGGTAATGCCTCTACAAGTGCTTCTACAGCCACAACACAAGCTGGCATAGCTACTACTCAAGCTGGTAACGCAAGCACCTCTGCAAGCTCTGCAAGTACCTCTGCTGGCACTGCTACAACTCAAGCAGGTATTGCTACTACTCAAGCTACTAATGCTGCTACTTCAGCAACTAATGCTGCTACTTCAGCAAGTAATGCAGCCACTTCAGAGTCTAATGCTGCTGCTGTTTTATCATCTTCGCTTTTAAAAGCAAACAATCTGTCTGATTTAACTTCGGTATCTACAGCAAGAACTAATCTTGGTTTAGTTGCTTCTGCAACTACAGACACTACCAACGCAAGTAACATCTCTAGCGGTACTCTACCAGCAGCAAGACTTCCTGCGTTTACTGGTGATGCTACAGCCACTGTAGGTACTTCTGCTTTAACTCTCGCTACAGTCAATTCAAATGTAGGCTCATTTGGTTCTTCTAGTTCTATCCCTGTCGTTACAGTCAATGCTAAAGGTTTAGTAACTGCTGTGTCTACTGCTACAGTAGCTAGTGCTGGAGTAGTGTTGCAAGTGGTTAATGCTACTTACGCAACTCAGGTCAGCAACTCAACATCTACTTTTGCTGATACAGGATTAACTGCAACTATTACACCAAAGTTTACAACAAGCAAAATTCTTGTAATGGTTAGCCAATCAAATGTTGTTAAAGATGTATCAAATGTTAGTAATCAAGTAGCAATCAAATTATTGCGTGGTGCTACAGATTTGGGAAATCTTTTAATTCAAGGCGGATATACAGGAACAGGTGGAGCAATACCAATGGCGTCTTTTTCTATAAATTATTTAGATTCTCCAGCTACTACTTCTGCCACAACATATAAAACACAATTTAATAATGCCGCAAATGCTTCTCAAGTTATTGTGCAATCAGGAAGTTCAACATCTACAATTACATTAATGGAGATTGCGGCATGAACCTAACTAACACTATTTATAAACTCTATCCTCAGACAGTCCGAACAGTAGGCGATACAGCCTATGATGCAAACGGCAATGAAGTAGCTTATGACTTAGCCTTAGTTACTACACAATCCCAAAAGGATGACTGTAAAGCTAAAGCCAAGCAATTATTAGCTGATTCTGATTGGACACAAGTATCAGATGCAGGACTAAAGAATCAAGCTGACTTTGTAGCCTATCGTGGAATCCTGCGTGGGCTAGTGATTAGTCCAGTAGTTGATGTGGTGTTTCCTGATGTGCCTTTGGCTGTTTGGGGCTAATTGTGACAGACCATGTAGAAAGAACTGCAGTGTTGGAAGTCAAAGTCCAAGAACTACAGGACAATCATGACGAGATGCTCAAGCTCATGCACGAGATTAAAGATGAGATGACTCGTTATAAAGGCTTCTTAGGCGGTATTGCTTTTATTGCTAGTGGTGTTGGTATCTTTCTGACATTATTCAAAGACTGGATTATTAAACACTTATGAGACCTGTATCCGTTGGTAAAAACCTTGTTGCTAACACTAAAACCACTGTATTTACAGTACCCACAAGACAGATAGCTAAGTGGTCTTTAGCGCATATCAGTAATCACACCGGTTCTAACAAATATGTCAGTTTGTGGTGGTACGACAAAAGTGAGAACACAGAAGTTGTTATTATCGACCAATATTCGTTAGACGCTAGAAAGATATTACAGTTTGGTGGTTCAGGGCTGTATGTCGCTTTAGATGAAGGGGATGAAATTCGGATTACATCAGAAACAGGTTCATCCATGTCAGTCACTATTACATTAGAGCTAGAATCAACTTCTGCAGTGCAATATAACCAATAATAAGGACTATGATGAAAACAACTCCAAAGAAACAAGCTAAAGTTGGTAAAGTGATGTCTGAATACAAAGCAGGTACGCTACACGCTGGTAAGGGCGGTCCTGTAGTAAAGAGTCGTCCTCAAGCAATCGCTATTGCTATGTCAGAGGCAAAAATGCCTAAACCTAAGACAATGAAAAAAGCCGGTAGAGGTAGATAAAAACCTTGCTTTTTATTGAAAAGTATGTTACACTAAGGATATTATGGCATCTAAAAACTACCTAGAATTAACTAACGATGTGCTTATTCGACTGCGTGAGCCAGAGGCTTCATCAGTATCGGATAATGCCTATGTTAAACTCATTTCCAAATATGTCAATGATTCTAAGCGTCAGGTAGAAGATGCTTATAACTGGAACGCACTGTCTGAAACACTATCTGCTGTTACTGCTTCAGACATCTTTAATTATGTTTTAGAAGGTACTGGTCAACGCTTTCGTGTTATTGATGTCTTAAATGACACCAACGACTTTGTTTTAAAAAATGCCACTACGCACTGGATGAACAAGATGTTTTTGTTGTCTAATTCTAGTAAAGGCGCACCATACTATTACAACTTTAACGGTACAAACAGCAACGGAGACACACAGGTAGATTTGTTTCCTATCCCTGATGGTGTCTATAATATTCGCTTTAACGTCATTCGTCCACAAGTTGAATTAGTTACTAACGCTGATACACTCTTAATTCCTCACGAGCCTGTTATCCTCGGTGCATTAGCACGAGCACAGGCAGAGCGTGGAGAAGATGGTGGTGTTCAGTCTGCAGAGACATACGCATTGTTTAAACAATCTTTATCCGATGCTATTGCTTTAGAGTCAGGTAGATACATTGAAGAATCAGAGTGGGTTAGCGTATAATGGCGGGGCAATTACAGACTTCCTCTATTGCTGCACCGGGATTTTATGGTCTAAATCTTCAAGAGTCAAGTATTACTCTTGCATCAGGCTTTGCACTTAAAGCACAGAACTGTGTTATTGACCGTTATGGTCGTATTGGTGCTCGTCGTGGTTGGACACCTCTTAACGCTACTAACGCTGACTTAGGTTCTAATCCTATTGAAGCAATGATGGAAGTAGTTGATGGCGGTAGCAACACTATCATTTCTGCTGGTAA